TGGCTGACCCCGTCACTTTCGCTTACTCCGTGCAGAGATCTATACGGGAACGGATTAAGCTTACCCAAGACGCGATATTACACGGCACTCCTAAGGATATGGAGATGTACCGCCAATTGGTTGGCGAACTAACAGGGCTTGAGTTCGCTGAGCAAGAAATTAGAGAAGCCCTGCAATCGGAGGATACTGAATGAGTAGCCCGCAAATACTGGTCCCAGACCATGTTGCAAAGAGTGAAAAAGCAAAAAAGTCGATAGCTGCCGTTTATGTGGATGAGAAGGACAAGTATCTAGACCCTTCCCGGTTGTCAAAAAGTCTTAAGGAACGGTTGCCACAGCCTACCGGCTGGAGGCTGCTGGTAATGCCTTACATGGGCAAAGCCACGTCAGACGGCGGCATTCACATTCCGGATTCAGTAAGAGAACGAGAGGCGTTAGCTACGGTAGTGGCTTACGTCCTAAAGCTTGGACCATTGTCTTATAAAGACGCCGCCAAATTTGGGGAGTCTTATAACCCGTGGTGCAAAGAAGGTCAGTGGATTTGCATTGGCCGATATGCCGGTTCTAGATTTAAGCTAGATGATGGCGAAGTGCGGATCATCAACGACGATGAGGTAATTGCTACCATTATCGATCCTGATGATATTAAACATGTCTAGAAAGCAGAAAGGAGCTATGGAAACCATGACATGCCTCCTGAAAAAGACATTGATGTAGGTGATGCTGAAGAATCTTCAGTAAATATTGATCTAGACGAAAGTAATTCCCAGCCTGAACAGTCAGAGGTGGAGTCCGTACAAGTTTCTTCCCAAGAGGAGGAGCTTGAGGAATTCAGTGCTGGCGTTCAAACCCGTATAGACAAACTCACTAAGCGGTTTCGCGAAGAAGAGCGCCAAAAGCAAACCGCAATCCAATATGCTGAAGGCGTTAGAAAAGAGAACGATTCTCTTAAGCAACGTCTAGATAGCTTAGACAAAGGCTATCAGCAGCAGTTTAGTGACCGCGTAGAATCCCAGCTTGACACTGCCAAAAGACTTTTAAAAGAAGCTCATGAGGGCGGTGATGTAGATAAGATCGTAGAGGCTCAAGAAGCACTTTCTAATCTTACCTATGAAAAGGGAACCTTGGCTCGAGCGCAACGAGAAGTTCCGGAAAGACAGCAGGAACCGGAACAGGTAAGTCAACCTCAAGCGCCACCCCGGCCACCTCCAGATCCTAAAGCAGAGTCTTGGGCAAGCGACAATAACTGGTTTGGCCAAGATGAAGTTATGACATACGCGGCTTTTGGGGTTCATAGACGGTTAGTAGAGGACGAGGGGTTTGATCCTTCGTCAGATGCGTATTATTCTGAACTTGACAATAGGATGAGGTCGGAGTTTCCACACAAATTCGACCGAAAAACTAAGTCAAACGGGGGAAGCCGAAAGGTTGCGTCAGCCGAGGCTTCTGCATCCCGCAATAGGAGTAGTGGACGACGATCTGTGCGGCTAACACCTTCGCAAGTTGCAATTGCTAAAAGGTTAAATGTACCACTTGAAGAATATGCAAAATACGTGAGGGATTAGCCATGAGTGAACATGAACACACGCACACAGTTAGCCAGAAAACCACTAGGACGCCACGCGCAAGCCAAACCCGTGCAAAGCAGGCACGCAGAGAGCCCTGGAAACCACCGTCCATGTTGGACGCTCCTCCCGCACCTGAGGGTTATAAGCACAGGTGGGTGAGGGCAGAAGTTATGGGTTTTGATGACCGTAAGAACATAGCTGGCAGAATCCGTGAAGGTTACGAGCTAGTTCGAGGTGATGAGTACCCAGACTTTGAGGTGCCTACCGTTGACGACGGAAAGCATGCCGGTGTAATAGGAGTAGGAGGACTACTTCTAGCTAGGATTCCTCTCGAAATCGTTGAAGAACGCAAAAATTATTTTCGGGGTATGACCCGCGATCAAATGACTGCTGTCGATAACGACCTTGCTCGTGAGCAGCATCCGGCGATGCCGATCAGCCAGCCTGAACGGCGTTCGAGTGTTTCTTTTGGCGGTCCTCGTAAGGAAGAGGACTAATGGAGTTAATTTAAATGGCTAACATCAATGGAAGTTTTGGCCTTCGACCTCTAAACAAACTAGGGTCAGGGGCTAATTCCACGGGTGGATCTGGCTACACATTGTATGAAATCGCAAACGGCGAGACTGATAAAATTTATCATGGTGCCCCCGTTGTTCCAGTTGCAGGTGGTCATGTTGAACCTGTAGGTGCTGCTGCGGGAGGAACTGTAAGTCTTGCTGGCGTTTTTCAAGGCTGTGAGTACGTCGATTCCACGACTGGAAAAACGATATGGAAAAATTATTGGCCCGGTTCTGGTGCCGATAGCAACCATCCGGTTAAAGCGTTTATTATCGATGATCCAATGCAGCTTTTTGTCATTGCAACGGATGCTACGTGGACTAGTAAGGCCACGGCGCGGGCAGATACTTTTCTAAACGCTAATTTTTCCACGGCAACAACTGGCACAGATTCCACAGGGATTTCCTTGGGTCGTCTGGCAGTAAGCACACTTGCTACCACAGCCGCATTGCACATGCGCGTTATGGGGTGGGTGGATGATCCGGAGAACGCGGATTTTTCCGCAGCCGGTATCGGTGTCATCGTTAGGTTGAACAACCACTTTAATGCGCCCAACGGGTCCATTGCTGCTGGTACGCCTTCAACCACTGGCGTATAGGAGACTTAAATCATGGCTATTAGTCGAGCACAACTAGCTAAAGAGCTAGAGCCTGGTTTGAATGCTCTGTTTGGAATGGAGTACGCCAGGTATGACAATGAATCCGCTGAAATCTATGACACTGAATCTTCAGAGCGAGCCTTTGAAGAGGAAGTCATGCTTTCCGGTTTCGGAGCGGCCCCTGTAAAAGGCGAAGGAAGTGCTGTTTCCTTCGACGATGCGCAGGAAGCCTACACTGCAAGATATACGCATGAGACTATCGCTCTTGCCTTCTCGATCACTGAGGAAGCAATTGAAGATAATCTGTATGACCGTCTTGCTTCACGCTACACGAAAGCTTTGGCACGCAGCATGGCCAACACCAAACAGGTGAAAGGCGCTGCTACGTTGAACAACGCTTTTGATAGTTCTTTTACTGGCGGTGACGGTAAAGAGCTCTGTGCGACGGATCATCCGCTGGTTAGTGGTAACACTCTCCGGAATGAGCCTAGCACTGCTGCTGACTTGAACGAAACGAGCCTTGAAAATGCTCTTATTGACATTGCAGCTTTTGTCGATGAGCGCGGCCTTAAGGTTTCGGTGCGTGGTACTAAACTGGTCGTTCCTGCTGCATTGCAGTTTGTGTCTGATCGGTTGCTTGAGTCCTCGCTTCGTCCGGGGTCTGCGGATAATGATGTTAACGCTGTGAAGAACATGGGTATGCTCCCGCAGGGTTACACCGTTAACCACTACCTCACCGACACTGACGCTTGGTTCATCAAAACTGATGCACCTCGCGGATTTATTCACTTCGAGCGTATGCCGATGTCCACTAAGATGGAAGGTGACTTTGACACCGGTAACGTGCGGTACAAGGCCCGTGAGCGTTATAGCTACGGTTACTCTGACCCACGTTGCGTATTCGGTTCTCCTGGTGCGTAAGTAGTGTTGTAAGGAAGGGGGGTTCGCCCCCCTTCTTTTTAACTGGGAAACATAGTTCTAGCGACTGTCCCAGCAGACGCTTACAAGACGCTAGAACAAATCCTTTGTAAGGAGGTCAGCCAAAATGGCTAACACCACTTTTAATGGTCCGGTTCGTTCTGAAAACGGATTTGAAGTAATCAATGTTGCATCTGGAACTGGGGCTGTCACGAAGACTTGTGATATTGCATCTACGGGAATTGTTGTTGATAAGTATATAAAGCATGTCGGCTTTGCCACTGGCGTGACTGTGAATACGACTGCGGGGGATTCAGGCGCAATTGGCGAGTTTACTCAGCCAGGTAACACCATTATCACCAACATCAAGATTTTCTGTGTCACTGCTCCGGTTATTGGAACGGGCGATATTGGGTACGAGGTAGGTACTAGCAGCTCTGGGGCTCAGATTGTTGCGGCAATAACAGATGAGATTCTGGATGGTGGAACTACCGTTGTGGTAGGTAATGTGACTACGACTACTTTGGTTGTTCAGACTCAGAATGCTACGACTGCTCCAATTTCTGTGCAATACGCTTCTGCTGAACGAACTGTTTATTGCAATATCACCAACACGGTGGATGCCACTACAGCAGGCTCTTTCACGTTCGTTATTGAGTATGTGCAAGTTGCATAATTAGGTGGGGGGTTCGCCCCCCTTCCTTTTTAAAAGGAGCTTAAAATGGCTGACGCTGTTACTTCAACAACCGTAGATGACGGCCCTCGCAAGCTTGTCGTGTATTTCACTAACACCAGTGACGGAACCGGTGAATCCGCCGTTACTAAGGTGGATGTGTCTGCGCTAGCAAAATATCCAGACGGGGCAGGAACAACGTGCACAGGAGTTCGCATTACTAAAGTTTGGTATTCGACAGTTGGGATGGGAGTTAAGATTCTTTGGGATGCAACTACAGATGTGATTGCGCTCCAGCTCCAAGCTGACTGGAGTGACACCTTGGATTTCTCTTCTTTTGGAGGGATACCAAACGCTTCTGGCTCTGGAAAAACTGGGGATATTCAGTTCACAACTGTGGGGCATTCCTCTGGCGATACCTATTCCATAGCTATGGAGATGGTGAAAGAGTTCTAGTCATGTCTGAGTCATTAGACAGACAAAATCAAATCGACATTGTTCAGTTACGTGGAGAGCTGAAGCTTCTGTCACAAAAACTGGATGTTATTAAAACCACAGATCTTCATCACATTCAGAAATCTATAGACATGACCTCCAAAGTTCTTTGGGGAGTAGGGTTTTTAATACTAGGCCAGTTAGTGATTGCAATTCGAGTCGCTATTTTGGCCTGAGGAGGACATATGGCAACATCTGGATCGGTTGACTTTAACCTTGACATGTCTGAAGTTACTGAAGAAGCCTTTGAGAGATGCGGATTAGAACTTAGAACTGGCTACGATTCAAAGACGGCAAGAAGATCCCTAAACCTACTGTTCGCAGATTGGGCGAATAGAGGACTTAACCTATGGACAGTTGAGCAGGTTTCCCAAACCATGGCTCAACTGTCTACTTCTTCTGCAATTGCTACGTATCCCATAGGTGCTATCACGGCTACCGTGGGAGCTTCCGGTAGTTTTTCTGTAGGTGAAACTATTACTGGCGGAACCAGCGGAGTTACCGCAGATATTATTACCAAACCGTCGGGAACTACTATGACTTTGACGGTTCCCAGCGGTTCTTTTACCGCATCTGAAACAATCACAGGCTCCAGCAGTTCTGCTAGCACTACTATAACCGCAGACCCTTCTTTAACCGATGTGCAAGCAACGGTTGATGTATTGGAAGCTGTTATTCAAAGGGATAGCGAGGATTTGTCTATTGTTCGAATGGGCCGCCAGGAATATTTAAGCATCCCAAAAAAGACGACTCAAGGGCGCCCTACTCAGTTTTACGTGGATAGGCAAATAACCCCGACAATGACCGTATGGCCTGTTCCTGAAAACTCTACGGACACTTTGATTTTTTATCGGATGAAGCGTTTGGATGACGCTGATGCGGCTACTAACAACGCTCAAATACCTTTTAGGTTTTTACCGTGTCTGGTTGCCGGTCTTTCATACAATATTGCTCTTAAACGTTCCCCTCCAAGAGTAGAAGCGCTAAAGGCTATTTATGAAGAGGAGTTCCACAGGGCTTCTTCCGAAGATATAGACCACGGTGTACCGCTCAGACTGGTACCCAGTTATGCCTCACTAAGGATTTAAGCATATGCCTAGATTTGCTAGTGGGAAACACGCCTTAGGGATTTCAGACCGCTCCGGTCGCGCTTATCATCTGAATGATATGATTAAGGAGTGGAATGGCCTACTGGTTGGCCGCGATGAGTACGAGCCTAAGCAACCTCAGTTGACACCTAGTCGCCATAAAGCAGATCCGCAAGCTTTACGAATAAGCAGACCCGATAGAACGGAGCCTGCCGTGCTGGTTCTATTGCCATTTAATGCGTTTAAATCATCCTCGAGTGGCTCTAATTTAATAACAGTGACAGAGCCTGGTCACGGAAGAAGCACGGGAGATACCGTACGTTTTAGGGATGTAGAGGCTTTTGATGGGTTTACAGAAACTGTTCTCGAGGTGGATACTGGTCGAACAATAACCAAGGTAGATAATGACAACTATACTTTCACCGCTAGCAGTGGAACTGCCACTGTAGGCGATATACGAGGCGGTGGCGGGGTTGCTTCGGCTGGTCCTGTCACATTGAGCGCATAATCATGGCATTTACCTTTACGACATTAAAAACGGCTATTCAAGACTATACGGATAACTCTGAATCTACTTTTGTCAGTCAGCTTTCCCGATTTATTATTAATACTGAAGAACGCATTCTTAAAGAGTGTCAGCTTGATGTTTTTCGTAGAAACGTCAGTGGAACTTTAACCGCTTCTACTAAATTCCTAACAAAACCTACGGACTTTCTAGCTCCGTTTTCTTTGAGTGTAATAAACAGCTCTAACAACGAGTTTTTGCTATACAAGCATGTAACTTTTGTGCAGGACTATACGCCAAATCCCGCCACTGAGGGGGTGCCTCTCTATTACGGCGATTGGAACGATGAGTCTTTTATTGTGGCACCTACCCCAAGTAGTTCACTTGGTGTTGAACTGCATTATTTCTACAGGCCGACTTCTATCACAGCAACGTCTGATGGGGCTAGTTGGCTAGGCACTAACGCAGAATTAGCAATGCTTTATGGAGCTCTAGTGGAGGCTTATATCTTCATGAAGGGAGAGCAAGACATTATGTCTGCCTATGAGTCTAGATTTCAGGAGTCACTTAGATGGCTTAAAAATCTTGGTGAAGCTAAACAGACAAGAGACGAGTATCGATATGATCGTATTAGGAGAGATGTGGCCTAGTGTCCCGTGTAGCTTACTAAAAGTGGCAGGCTTCAGGGAAATGTTAAAGTGACCGAGGAAACTGCTGCTGACCAAGCTCTGTCTATCGCAAAAAGTGCCCGTCGAGATATCAGCCGGGTTGCTATTGCCTCTGAGGAGCGGGATAAACGGACAGCTGAACGATTCTCGGAGCTTGATGGAGCGCTGCGCTCAATGGCCGATACGGTTGGAGAATTGTCGAATAACGTGTTGCGTCTTCTTCCTCGTGTTGGAGTGCTGGAGGAGCAGCATCGAACGCTTCAGGACATCAGCGCCTTTACACGGGTTGCTGTGGCGATATTGAAATTTATCGCTGGCGCGGTTGTGGTTGGCGCGGCAGTGGTGGCGTACTTTGCCCAAGAGGGATGAGATGGCTGTAACGAACACAATCACCGAGAACCGTTTTCAGCCGCCGAGCCGACGAATCGTGCGAGCTGAATACACACATACCGAGTCGGGTATTGTGTGGCAGTTTGGCCCGATGTTTGTCCTTGACGGCATTGATGTCCAGGCCGATTTGGATGCACGCGCTGAGGGTATTGAAGAGAAAATACTGTCCCGCGAGCGGACTCGATTAGTTGAGTCTGTATACGCGGGCACAGATCCGGCAGACCTTGAATCCACGGCATTTACGCGGGCTGAGATTGACGTTCTGCTAATGAAAAGGACGTGCAACCTCGTCAATAGTAATGATGAAGACAAGGCGTGGAAAATCGATACCATTGCGCCGTGGATGGATCAATATTCGGATACGGAGGTCGCCACTGCCATCGATTGGACCATCGAGCAGGTAGCTGAGGTACGTGCGCAAATCACCGCTCATCGAACTGCCTCGGACGGGTTGGGGCACGAGCAGCCTCGATTTGAGGGAGTTGACTGATGGCCGACATCTACGTATACGATGCCGGAAGCAACACATCTCCGTATGACACGGCGGCGAAAGCGGCGACCTCGCTTGAGACTGCGGTCTCGGCACGCGGATCTGGTGAAAAAATACTGATGGACTATCGTCACCGGGAAGATCTGAGTGGCGGAGTGACCTACACGCCTGGAACAAGTTCGAGCACCGACGCTTGCATCCTGCGCTCAGTCGATACAGCGGATTCAGACGCATACAGACTGCCGACCGACCATCAGATTTATATGGACGCAGCCAGTAGCACCAGCGACATACAATTTGTCAACGGATCGCACTGGCTCATCGAGGGGTGTTGGTTTGAAACCAACGATGACCTGGATATCAACACGGCTGATATCAAAGCGTACGAGTGCCACTTTATGCACAAAACGGGCCACAACGGGACGGACCAGATAACATCGAGCACACAAGCTGCGATAATTGCCATCGGCTGCACACTTAATTTCCCGAGATATAGAGCGACCAATCGGAACGTCCGGAGGTGGCTTGGATGCACGTTCGAAAACAGCGGAGACACGCCAGCCATCAACTCTGCGGGCCTGTTCGAATTCCAGGGCGGGGCGGCTGAGTTTGTAGGCTGCGATCTGTCTGCCGTCGGTAATTCTAACGGTCTTTTTGATCTCAACAGCCAGGCGTTTGGGACAGTTAAATTAATTCAATGCAATCTCCCCGCTTCGTACGTGATGTTAGATGATGTCTCCGTTTCCTCGAAGGCGCGGATTGAGGGTTACGGGTGTGCGGTTGATGACAGTGACATCAACGCCGATTTTGTCTATGAGCGTGGTGGCGACGTGCTCCAAGATTCGGCGGTGTACGCGGATGCCGGTTTTAATGACGTGATTGATGGGCGGTTTTCCCACGCAATGACGCCGTCGTCTGATTGTGATCTCTATCTCGATGTGAAATCACTACTTTTCGGCACTGTTTTCACGGGCGGAACGGGGAGCAAGACGTTCACGGTCGGTTGCGTGCACGACTTCACCTCCCTAAACCAATCGGAGGTTGGGCTATATCTATATTATCTAGGCACGTCCGGTTCGCCCGCATGGAGCTTGGAGCTAGGTCTCGAAATTGGGGGGGCGACAACCGCTCTCGCATCGCACTCAGCCGACTGGACTGGAGCCTCTGGGAAGACCAAGGTCAATTTGACAGCTACGGCGACAATCAACCAGACGGGTTTCTACGGAGCTCAAGTTGTTCTGCGGAAGTACGAATCCGGCAAGAAGTTCTGGTTTGACCCGGTGTTAACGGTGTCCTGATGGCCACTCAATATGTCAACGTACCGGGATTTGGGTCGATGGTCGTCGAGGATACGGACACATTTACCCATGTGAATATTCCGGGGTTCGGATCGTTTACAAATTATAATGAGGCAGTCGCGAGTTCGATCATGCCTTTGTTGCAAGATCAAAATCTTGGTTCCAGTCTATGGAACGGGACAATTAAATGAGTGGACACCAAAGTGCAACCTTGGGCGATACAGTCTATTTCTGGTTTGCCGCGAACGACACCTCCGGATCCGGGAACGACGGCGCGAGTGCCGTTTACGATGTCCGCGAAGCGGGCGCGGCGGCGGACGCAGCACCTTTGTTGAGCGGCTCTGCCACCTTACTGAGTCACGCCAACTATCCCGCAGGCTGTTATGAGGTTGCTGTCGCTGCGACATCTGGGAATGGTTTTGCTGCGTCAGATACTTTTGCGGTGTTTGCTACGCTAGCCGTCGATAGTCAGAACCCGACGGGAATAGTAGGCTCGTGCACTCTAACTCCGCTCGCAACTGCGGCATCAATCACAGCTCTTGATGCGGTCGTGGATACCGTTAAGGTCGATACTGCTGCCATTCTGGTTGATACAAATGAGCTTCAAGGCGACGATGTTCCAGGTTTAATCTCGACTTTGGATGCAGTGGTAGACACAGTTAAGGTGGACACTGCTGCAATTCTGGTTGATACAAATGAGCTTCAAGGCGACTGGACTAATGGCGGCCGACTTGACGTTATAATTGATGCAATCCTAGCCGATACAAATGAGCTTCAAGGCGACGATGTGCCGGGTTTAATATCGACTTTGGATGCTGTAGTTGACACAGTTAAGGTCGATACTGCTGCAATTTTGGTCGATACAAATGAGCTTCAAGGCGACGATGTGCCGGGTTTAATCTCGACTTTGGATGCTGTTGTGGATACCGTTAAAGCGGAAACTGTCCTCATCTTGGCGGACACAAATGAGCTTCAAGGTGACTGGACTAATGGTGGGCGTCTTGACGTTATAATTGACGCAATTCTAGCGGACACGAACGAACTACAGGGCGACGATGTGCCGGGTTTAATCTCGACTTTGGATGCTGTCGTGGATACCGTTAAGGTCGACACTGCCGCAATTTTGGTCGACACAAATGAGCTTCAAGGTGACGATGTGCCGGGTTTAATCTCGACTTTGGACGCTGTAGTTGACACGGTAAAAGCCGAGACCGTACTCATTCTTGCCGACACAAATGAGCTTCAAGGTGACTGGGCTAATGGCGGACGACTTGATTTGCTGCTGGATGCTATTCCGACCACAGCAATGCGCGGGACAGATAGTGCTGCCACAGCCACCAATCTTGCGACAGTTGACACCGTAGTTGACGCAATCAAAGCCGTCACTGACCAGATGGTATTCACCAAAGCTAACGAGTTGGATGCGAACACCCAATCCATCAACGGTGCAGAGGTGACGGGTGATGGTAATGCAACGCCTTGGGATGGTGCTTAAATGGCAGCTATCGGAAAAAGTTGGGCTAATGGAGCTTGGATAAAGGCTGCGTGGGCCGATGAAGCGTGGGAAGGTATTTGGGCCAAAATTCCTGCCACACAAAGCCCTAACTTTAGTACTATTTCGACAACACAAAGCCCTAGTTTTAGTACTATTTCGGCAGCACAAACTCCGGACTATAGTGCTATTTCGACAACACAAAGCCCTAGTTTTAGTACTATTTCGGCAGCACAAACTCCGGACTATACGAAGATAGCTTCATAGGAAAAGATAATGGCTTCTACATTCACTACTAATTTTGGCTTTGAAGAGATAGCCACCGGGGAACAGTCAGGGACTTGGGGTAAGACTACCAATTTCAACTTGGACATTCTTGACAGGATTGCGTCTTATAAGGCAGTCGGTCTTTCCGGTACAACACACACTTTAACTGTAAGAGAGGCGTCCCCAGGGCAAGGAACGGAAAACCTTCAGGACGGGATGTATCGGGTCATAAAATTTACTGGAGCCTTAGGTGGTAACAATACAGTTACGGTAGCGCCCAATACTTCGACAGCCTATTTTATTTTTGAAAATGCTACCACGGATTCCGGTTCAAGCGGCCCCTACAGTGTAATTATCAGTCAGGGAACTGGTGCGAACGTAACTATTGAGAATGGTAATAATGCTATTGTTTATTGCGATGGAGCCGGATCTGGCGCTGCGGTAACAAATGCACTGGGGGACTTGCAAGTATCTGCCTTGACGGTCGATGGCGATGCCACCATCGGCGATGACTTGACGCTGATATCTGACGCTTCGGTGCTTGGGTTTGGCGCAAATACTGACGTAACTCTAACGCACGTACACGACACCGGACTGCTGCTCAACTCAACGATGCAGTTGCAGTTTTCTGACGCCAGCCAATACATCAACGCACCCTCCGCCACGGTGCTCGACATAAACGCGACCGACGAAATTGAGATCAATGCGACCCTAGCTGATGTAAATGCCAACCTCGATGTCTCTGGTACGTACCAAGGCGGCGGCCTAATGACGACCGGCGGCAACATTGTCGTCCCTGATGATGCAAATATTGGTTCTGCTTCCGATACTGATGCTATCGCGATTTCGTCAGCCGGTGTTGTTTCGCTTTCTGCAACCACGGAAGCAAGCGCAACAGGCACGGCAGCGCTAGTTACAGCCGGTGGCTTGGGCGTTGCTAAGGATTTATGGCTTGGCGATGATCTCGTTCTTGATAGTGATGCCGCCGTCGTGTCGTTTGGGGATAACCAGGAAGTAACGTTGACTCATGTTCACGATACTGGTCTGCTGCTTAATTCGACGATGCAGCTTCAGTTCAATGATGACTCGCAATATATTAATGCTCCTGATGCTACAACTCTCGACATAAATGCGACCGACGAGATTGAACTCAATGCTACTTTGGTTGATCTGAATGGCAAACTGGAGGTAAGTGGGACCACCACTATCGACGCCTCATTCAGACAGGAGGGAAACAATGCTCTGTACAAAGAGAGCAATAATATATACAACGGGCGCACCGCCGCCGGGGCTTTCCATAACACAGAGGGGCAGGGCCTGTACTGCTACTACGACGCAGATGATTACGTCCGTATTTTAGGACAAAGCGTGTCTGACGGCTCGCCCGTCTGGCAAGCCTTTGCAGGCGGCGGAACCATTAAATCGGAGATTGAGGCTAACGGCGACTTTCAATCCGCCACTAACTCGTACGGTGCCACTTCAGATGAGCGCCTGAAAGAATATATTATCGATTCTGGCAGTCAATGGGACGATGTCAAGGCGATGCGCGTGCGCAAATACTCTCTCATTTCGGACGAAACTGACGCCCCCACACAACTTGGTGTTATTGCTCAAGAGCTTGAAGCGAGTGGAATGAATGGGCTTGTCAAAACAAAGCCCTACATGAACCCTCCAGCCGACGGAGACGGGCCAGACGAGCCAGTGTTAGACGCCAATGGCAATCCCACTGATTACAAAGCTGTTAAGTACAGCGTTTTGTATATGAAGGCCGTCAAAGCGTTGCAAGAAGCCATGGAACGTATCGAGTCGCTCGAGTCGCGTATTGATGCGTTAGAGGCAACCGGATAGGTTGAAGGAGAAGTTGAAATGCCTCTAGTTAAAGTTTCTTTCACACCAGGCGTTAATCGAGAAAGCACGTCCTATGCCAACGAACAAGGTTGGTACGACTCTAACTTGATCCGGTTCAGAAAAGGCCGCGCTGAAAAGATAGGCGGCTGGACTAAGCTTAGTAGCGGAACGATCCAAGGAACCGTGCGCTCTCTTTTCGCATGGTCTTCCCTGGATGCTCGAAAGTTTATGGGCACGGGCACCGATACTAAGTTGTATATAGAGGAGGGAGGTAGCTATAACGACATCACCCCTCTGCGCGACACCAATACAGGCACAGCTACTTTCGCAGCTACTGATGGCTCTGCGACATTGACTGTCACAGATGCTTCCCACGGTGCTATTGCGGGAGATTTTGTAACCTTTAATAGCGCAGCTAGCTTAGGCGGTACTATCACCGCGGCTGTCCTGAACCAGGAATTCGAAATTCAAACGGTTCCCAGCGCTAATACCTACACAATCACAGCTTCTGCCACAGCAAATGCCTCTGATTCAGGGAATGGTGGGGGCAGTACCGTGGCTCAGTATCAACTAACAATCGGCCTAGTCTCCGCCTCTACAGGCTCTGGGTTCGGAACGGCGTTTTATGGTGGGACAGTCGCTTCTTTTTCAGAAACCACGCTGGACGGGGCAATTACCGATGCTGCCACCTCAATAGCCTTAGCAAGCGCAGCATTGTTTGAGACCGCTTCTACCTCAATTTCCTCTAACGTGGCGATAGACGAAAGAGGAGCCATACCCGTGGCTGATGCCTCTGGACTTCCAGATATAGGAACCATAAAAATAGGCAGCGAGAACATTATCTATGCTAGTAAATCGGGCAACACTCTTAATGACGTGACCCGAGGGGCCGATGGCACGACCCAAGCCGCGCACAGTAGTAGTGCTAGTGTGACCTTCATAGGTCTTATCTTAATCAATCAGGAGTTGGTTCAGTACACAGGTAAATCTACTAATACTTTAGATGCTGGAGTGGTGCGAGGGGTTAGAGGCACTACCGCGGTCGCCCACAGCGATGGTGACTCTGTGAAAGAAGCTAACGATTTCATTACGTGGGGAGGAGTTTCTGCGGTTAATGTAGACACAAGTTTAAGGCTTTGGCCGCAAGATAATTGGGGTGAAGACTTGATATTTTGCGTAGTAGACAGCACTCCCTACTACTGGGACAAAACCTTGGGGCTTAGCACTCGTGCTACAGACCTTGCTTCCCAAACAGGCGCTTCTGACGCACCTACAATAACTAGACAAATTTTAGTCTCTGGCGCAGATCGACATGTGGTATGTCTTGGGTGTAATCCAATAGGAGAAACTGCACAAGATTTGATGATGGTTCGTTGGTCCGACCAAGAATCTCCTTTTGATTGGACGCCTACTGCCACCAACACTGCTGGCAGTCAGCGGCTTTCGTCAGGGTCTGAGATTATCACTGGCATAAAAACTCGCCAGGAAACGCTCATTTTCACAGATACAACACTGTACTCTATGCGGTTTGTAGGGCCTCCGTTCACTTTTGGGTTTACAGTTCTATCTAACAACGTGTCTGTACTATCATCTATCTCCATCACAAGCGTAGGTGACAAGGTTTTCTGGATGGATTTAGAGAACTTTTACGCTTATTCAGGACGTTTACAGACGCTTCCATGCACTGTTTTGCGGTATGTGTTTGACGACATCAACCTTGAGCAAGCCCCGAAGTTTTTTGCGGCATCCAACAGGTTATTTGATGAGGTGTTTTTCTTTTACGTGTCTTCTTCGGCTAGCGAAATCGACCGATATGTGAAGTTTAACTACGTCGAAGGGACGTGGGACATAGGCACTCTAGCAAGGACTGCGTGGGTAGATGCGGGGATTCACCAGAGACCTCGAGGTTCCGGCATTGTAAGTGACAACTCTTTTGTGTTTATTCACGAAAATGGAGAAAGCGACGACGGTGCAAACATGAGCTCCTACATAGAGTCCTCTGATTTTGATCTTCAGGACGGCAACAACTTTATGTTTGTAAGCAAAATTATCCCCGATATCGAGCTCTCGGGAACCGACGCAGAAGTAAGTTATATTATCAAGACAAGAGACTTCCCTAGCAGCTCCGCTGTTACGGAAGCTACTGCGTCTGTCTTAGCGGATACTAAAAAAGCGGATATTCGCTGCCGCGGGAGAACTGGAATTTTGCGGGTGTCCAGTGCAAGCACGACTGCGGCGTGGACGTTGGGTGAAACCCGTCTTGATCTACGCCCAGATGGGAGACGATAGTGGCTTCTTTACTAGACCACAATTTTCCAGAAGTCCCAGAGGTTTACGACGCAGAGGTTTTTGCAAGAATCATGCGGGATCTCGAGATGGCCCTGACCAAAATAGATTTCCCAGAAGTGGTGAGTGGCCAAGATGACACTAATGCAATCACGTGGTTTATTGAGTGATGGAGGTTTATAGCTAATGGCAAATGGATCAGGAAGGGCAGCTGGAGCGGGGCCAGACCAAGAAAGGCTTAATTATATTGGTCAGCCTAATACAATATACAAAGCGCCCCAATCTGTCGCTAACCAAAATACGGCTAATGCAGTAAAGAAGCGGCGATCAGCAAATCCAGGTAGGGCCGCAATGACGGGCTTGGGTATGATCGGCAAGTTGGGTACTGGAGCTAATCCTTTTATGCCGTTTGGTGGTGGTCTGCCACTTGCTGGGCCTGCTGCAAGTGCGTTCCTACACGCATTAATGAACAAACCTGGGTTTCATTACGATCCAGTGGCGGCGGGGAGAATGTCGAGCAGAGATCTTCGTAAGCTTGGCAGTGTGTTTCCTCAAACTCCGTCTGAGATTATTCGCGACCAAAGAGGCCCTGATCTCGATAGCGAGGTAGGTCCATCGCAACGAACCCGCAGAGGTATCCAACAAGAGCAACTTCTGCATCCGGGCGGACCCTTGGCATATTCGTTGGGGCATCGAGAAACTCTAGATCCAGACATACGTAAACGTCTGGCCGAAGTCATCCCCGAAGATGCAATTGTGCATTTCAGGGAGCTCGGGAAGGAAGGCAATCGATTTACCGACGTAATGAGGGATGGCAGACGGATATCGAGAACTCGCGGTCATATGCTACCAGTCCACGAAGCGTTTGGTCTTCCGGCGCAAAGATTTAACGCCGGGGGTGGCGTAGGTGGCATGGGCGGCGGACCAAGGGGAGACCCTGGCTTACGCGGAGATCCAACAGGAAGGGGCGGCTTTGGCGCCATAGGCTTGGGGCCACCTGGACAGGAAGCTAGAGATGCAAGGGCAAGAGCGGCTGCAAGGGCAAGCTATGCCCCCAACACGATGGACTTCAACGCCCGCCTTGCGGCTGATGC